TTTAAATTAAAAATATTGGGCTTTTTAATTGATTGCGATTGAGCATAAGGGGTTATATCAAATGGGCAATTATTCATAATATATATTATAGTCTCTATGCTAGTGGAATTTGTAATACTAATTCTTGAACTTCTGACAATTGTTCTGGATCTACGAATATTATTTTTATACTCAAGATACTATCCATATCCTCACCTGGATCTTGAAAATTTAAATCACTCCGAGATACTTGGCTAGAAACGCTTATTTGACTTACAACTATCCTAGGCTCCCACCTAGATATAGACTCTATAATCATATTTCTTGCTGTCATTTCGAGTGTAGCATCATTTTGTTCGAAAATAAGTCTTTTTAAAGGAGTTCCGTAGTCTGGTAAGAAAACTCTCTCTCCAGGATTTGTTAGCAATAAAGTTAACAAATCTGATTTTATTTGAGATACTCCGCTTTGAGTTCTAAAAAACCCCAAAGGATTTTTTGTTATTGGATATGGTACACCTAAAAAATTAGCCATAACATATATAAGCGTATAATCTTATATTCCTACAGCCTGATTTGCAGAATTTGTTCCTGTTGTAATCACATTGTTACCTTGCAAAGTAGCTTCATTTGCAACTATCCCCTCAGGAGGACCAGAAGTGCCTTCGCAGCAAGGTTTAGTTGGACAAGTAACTAGGGGAGACATGGAGAAAATACTGGCAGCACTAGCAGAACAGCTACTGCTTGCGAATACTCTATCGCTTAGTCTTATGCATCCATTCATATAAACAAGAACTGGACCCATACACGGAACACATCCTGGCTCACCATCTGCTGGAGCACAATCTTTTCCGGCTAGCAATAAGATTTTATCATCAGCAACAAAAACATGTGATTTTTTTGTAACATTCACATAATAATCTTTTGTTGAAACAACTTTAATTCTACTTACTATTTCGACTTTATCTGCAGGGTTTTTTTCTGGATCTCCTACTATTTCTACGCTATCATCATATGTTGAGACAATGTGTTTGCCGCCACTTCTTGTCAATATATAAGACCCTTCTGAGTTTGGGCTTTCTTGCATCCTAAATATATGAGGACCGCCAGTTCCTTCTGCCGTTTTTCTAGGAGACAACAGTTGTAAATATTGTTGTTGAGTTTCTTGTTGAGAGTATCCTTCGCTCATAAGAAGTTCCATTCCATATCCTGAACGTAGTCTTACATATCCTCTTTTTGCAAAAGACTTAACTTCTCCGCCTTCTTTTCTTACTGGTGAGCACTGATTATTTGCTTCATCACTCATATCCAACGTGTGATTAGAAGTACTTTGAATATGTATCCCTCGTTTATCGCCAGCAGTACAAGAAGATAGTGTGTGATCATTTAATTCTATTTTGTTTCCGGTGGCAGTCTTTATTTTTATGCCATTGTTTTCACTCCTAACAGGTTCGTTTCCACCGCTTGTTTCAGAGTCATTTAACTCTATGCTATGTCCTGTGGTGCTTTTTAAATACATTCTTCCAACAAATGTATTGTTACAACCAAAATCAAACGCTTTTGTTGATCGATCCCAATTCATATCTCCTGAAGGTTCTTCTACACTATCGTCCATTACAAATGTATGTCCACTTATGCTCATAATCTGGACGCCAGTTTGTGGTAAGTCACACTTATTATTTTGTGGTGTTTGAGGACCTTTGTATGGTCTGCATTCGTTTGCATGTTTGAAGTATGGGTTGCTTCCTACTTGTCCTTTTGGATATTTGGAATTTGCACCTCCTGTATTTGGATGTCCTCCTATTATATTTTTATTGCTATTTTGACCTTCACAATTTAATTTTTCACTTGGGGGCTTTGCACCATATGCAGAACTTACTCCACAACTACTGTTAACATCTCCATCAATTGCTCCACAACTTGTATGTGACCACTGTCCTGAATAATGAAGATGATCATCTTTGAACATCAGCCAATTACCGCAACTACTCATCAATTCCATTCTTTTCCATTTTCGATTACATTTGGCGTCTCCATCCACCATTTTTAACATATGTTTTTCAGGAGTTTTAAACCCATAAATATTAGGATATGTTATTTTTCTTTGAGCGTCTACATCTTTTGAAAAATCGACTTTTGAACTTAAATCAAACCCATTATAACTTTCTGTATTCCAAGGAGGAAATACTTGGCTACCGTCATTAGGACCAACTAAATATCCCTTTCTTTTAGTTTCATATATATTTTTATATTCATCTATATTTTTATATAACCAATTATGAGGCTTTCCATCCGAACCTCTATCTCTATGCCAAATAGTTCCAAGATAGTAAGGAGCATCTCTTTGCCCTCTTTCAAACACTATTGCAACCATACTTCCCGCTGGTGGTATCCAATTTAATCCTGAATCATCAAATCCGCCCATCGCTGATATTGGGTGTGCCCAAGGAAATTCTTTTATTGGTCTTGAAGGATTGTGTATTAAAGGACAAAAAATTCTAATCCTATTAGCCTTCCAAATATCTACCGTATCAATACAGTACGCCAGATATATTCCATGTAATGTTTGCTCTTGAATAAAAACCTTAATACCATCGTTAAGATCACTTAAAACAACAGGTTTGTTTTGGTACTTTAGTTTGTTAAATCTGTTTTCAAGATTTTTAAGTTTAAATAATAATTCTTTGTATTTTTTCATCATATATCAGAGCATTGCTTGAGTTCAGGTTTAATGTCTTGTATTGGAGCCCCCTTCTGGTTTCCGATCGGTGCATCGGCACCCAATTCAGAGTTCGGAGCAGGAAGCTTTAGTTTTAATGTAGTAAAATAACTTCCTTCTCCTATTTGGTGATCTACGCCCATTATCATCCAATTTTTATTACTGAAAATAGGATTACAAACAGGTTCGGACAACCAATCACCACATCCAGTATTGTCTTTTGATTTTAAATGGTATGGATTTATTACTATTAAAGACAATGTTTTTGTCATAAATTCAACCGGTAGAGTATAAAAAGGATCTCCCATAATCTTTAATTCAGCTTCTATTGGTGATAAAAATTCTCTAAAAGCATTAGCTTTTTGATGGGCAGCATTGGCTTTAACACCATCGACCGCACTACTATTGGGATATGCATTGGGATTAGCGACATGCGCAGTAGTAGTTCCCGCTCCCTCAGTTTTTTTTTCTTCTTCACATTCTTTTTTAGGCTCTTGTTTAGATGCTTCTCCGCTATCTGGAACTGCTGCACCTCCTTCATTAGCATTTGGTGCAAAGGTCCAAACAACAGATGGATTAAACTCTATAACAGGGCTTTTATTTCCACCATTAATAATATATGTTGCTATATTTGTTTGGCAATAATCAAAAGCTGGCTGGCATTTATCAGGTGATGGATCTTCTAAAAGCACAAGAACAGCCTCCTCTATAGGGAAGTTTCCAATTTTTTTAAAACTATTTTTTATTCTTTTTTCAAAATTTTTTTTTGTCATATATTGAAAAATTATTCCTTTTTCATTTTCTGTCACATAATCATCGATCCACCTTCTTATAGCCTCTAGTTTATTTTGCTGACAAGTAGTCCAAAACCCCAGTGGTCCCTTGCCTCCTGTATCGCCGCTATTTTTAAAATTCCACTCAGTTTCAAAATCAGATTTTAAAAAAGCAACATTAAATTTTGGTGACTGTCCTGTTCCTGCAAGTATTCGTATGGCATCTTTCAAAGCTATTTTGTGATCATCTGTTCCCACAGCACATTCTTGTCTTGTTTCGTTAACTCTTGACATCATATCTTGTGCTTCAAAGGTATATTTAATTACGCCTTCTGAATATGTAATATTCATTTTTAATGGCAACATATTAATTGGAGATCCATGAACACTACTAACAGATACTAACTTACTCACACCAGATATTTCTTCTACAACTATCCATCCAAAATCTAATTCAAAATTTCTAACATTTTCTTTAATATTGCCTAGCCCTTTATTTATAGCTTCAAAAGATTTTGTAAATTGACCTCCTTCTTCATCAACTATTTCAATTGTAACACCCATTCCTTCTGATGCGCCATACTGCATGGACTTTATAGCTGCTCCATTACCATGATTTGGTCTAGAGTTATTGCCTACTGTTAATAATTCATTATTAAGCGTGAATTTTACTTCAACAAAAGGTGCAAAAGAATAGCCATTGTTTTCTTCAAAAGGAAGGTTTGGCTTGCCATTGCAAGAATAAGCACTTATACAGTTTGTTAAAAAATCTGTCATTATAAAATTCCTAAAATAAAACAGAATCAGGTATTCTGAGATTGATTCCTGTTTTAAAATCAAATATGTCTTTTATTCCATTCGCTTCCATTATTTTCCACCAAAAATCACAAGTTCCATACGCTTTTTGAGAAACAAGATCTGGTCTGTATTCAAAATTTGCTGTGATTGACATAAACCTATCACCAGCACTAGGCTTATAGTTTTTCTTTTTATATGTATTAAAAGTCAACAGTTTATTTTCTGTATAATACACCACACCAGATTCTGAATATCTGCTTGAGAAATTTACAAATTTTTTTGGTGCAATTTTTGTTTCTTCGTAATAGTTAGGCATTATCTCCCTTTATTAATTATTCTTTCTTGACCTGGCAGGTCATCACTTCGATAAACCACATCCCAATTCATATTTACACTGAATTTATAAGGAATCTTTGTGGTTGGATCCCAAGGAACATCAGGAGGAAATTTAACATCATAATTTTTCAAAACAGCACAAATCTCTCCCGATCCACCTGAGCCACTATCACTATATCCTCCTAATAAATTTCCACACTTTAAAAAACATACTGGCGGGGGTGCATAAGGAGCACCACTGCCTACGTCTGTTCTAGGATAAACTAAACTTTCAATTGCTCTTAAATATTTAAGGTTTTCATTAATGTCGGAGTTTTTACACACTATGAAATTAGCGGTCCAGCTAATGGTTCTATTTTCTCCATGAGAAAAAGTTTTTATTGGGTAGCTTCTACCAATTGCAGTTGTATCACCATAACTGGCCCCTTTACCATCAGATATATCCGGAATTATTTTCATGGTTATTTTTAAATTTGGAGTTTTAATATAACAATCTGGTATCTCATTTAAATCTCCACCCGAACTAGATGTAGCTCTTGACATATTTTATTTTTATCCTATATTTGCTAAATTGGTTATTCCTATCGCTGCCGCTTGATTGTGTTTGCCTACAGACCATTTATAATATTTTGGAGGACTTGTTGTGATATTATTCAACATTGTATTTTCTGATCCTAATCCACCCGCAGAGCCACCTGTAGATGGAGCTAAATGATCAACCATTTGTGTTAGTAAATCTATCATTTGTTTCATTTGATCTACTTGTGTTTGGTTGGCGCTTGCTATATTTCCTAATTCCTCACTTCCCGCCATAGTGGCCGAAGATTCAACCGATGCCACATCTCTTTCAACTCTGTCTTCTATTGCATTTGGGGCTGTTATTGCAACTGTTGGAGAGAATAGACCTGCAACAGCATCGATAAGACTTGATGTTGGAGAAAACAAAGATGTTAGTGGTGAAAACATTCCAAGCATTGATTTGTAATTATTTGCTAATATTAAATCTGATCCAAAAACAATACTTTTTGATAAATATTCAAAAGAATCCATTAGTTGCGATGATGCAAAATCTAATGTTAATGATATTAATTCAGAGCCCAAATATAAGCTGTTTGTAAGAGACTGTATAGCATCTACTTCTTTTTTAATTGCCGTTTCTGACACAACTTCTGTTGGCGTTTTTGATACAACAGCTTCTTTTTGTGTTCTTGCTACAGCTTCTGTTGGCGTTTTTGATACAACAGCTTCTTTTTGTGTTTTTGCTACAGCTTCTGTTGGCGTTGCTTCTGCTGGTGGTGACTTGCCTCCGCTTGTTCCAATCATTGAATCTATAAGCCAACCAAGACCAACGGCACTGGCTGCACTATACATGGACTCACCTATAGCACCAGGAACCATACCAAACATTTGACCTATCCAATCTATAATAGCATATTGTATTTGAATTATTCCTTTTATAATTCTTAATGGCATGGATAAGATAAAAACCCCAATATTTTTAATGATGTTCAAGAAACCACCAGAAAATATATCTTGAATTTCTTTTATCCAAGAATTGGCTGTGTTGCCTATCCAACCAAAAAGATTACTAAAAGAATTTCCTATCCAATTAAACATATTATTAAAAAAATGAGCTAATCCTTTTGTCCAAGTCCCTGTTGCTCCTAAAGTAGAATCAAAAAATCCAAATGTTATTGAGTTTAACAATCCTGTTAAAAATCCAGCTGTTCCAGCAGCCGCTTTTTCTGTTGTTGTTACATCCTCTTGTTTTTTGTTAAATATTTCGCCTGCTTTAGCAGCACTTTTAAATCCTTGAAACAAACCTTCAACAACTGTAATGAGAATGGTTAAAGGCAATAATAGTTTTCCTAGTCCTTTTGCAAGAAATTTGAATGAATTTGTTATCCAACCTAAATTTCCTCCTAAAAATTGAAGAGGTTTTAACATCCATTTTAATGCACTTCCCAAAAATTCAATAGGTTTCAATATCCATTTTAATGCACTTCCCAAAAATTCAATAGGTTTCAATATCCAACTTGTTTTACTTCCCAACCCTTTAAACGTATCTCCTAACAATTTGAGATTTTTTGTAAAGAATTCTATTTTTGAATCTAATTCTTTATAGTTACCTATAGATTGAAAAACCCAGCTAGCAATAGATCCCAATCCGTTGCCAAAGACTCCTAGCCAAAGTATAGTTTCTGCAAAAGCACTATTAAGTATAGAACTAATCACACCTTGTGATTGCCCTCTTAAATAATCATTTAATTCTGTGAGAGTGTTATTAAGATTGGTAATAGGATCGGCAGATTTTTTTTGTGCCATTGCCAATCTTTGATTACCTTCATTTAATTGATCCATAACGGACTGTGTTGCAGCTTTATCTCCTGCTAAAGCTTTTTCCATTTCTTTTGGATCTATATTTATTGGGGTTTCTTTTGCTTTCAATAATCCTTTATTTAATTCTTTTGCTGTTTTTCGCAACAAATCTGAACCATCTTTTGTACCTGTTTTCTCTTGCAAAGCTTTTAATTCTTTTGCATCAAATTTACTTAAAGATTTGGCAGCTTCATCAAAAGATACTCCATCTTTCATTTTATCTTGAATACTAGATAATACCCCTAAAGAAGTGTTAGTTTGTAAAGATCTTTCTTTTTCTATTAAAGCTAGTTCTTTTTCTTTTCTAAGCTCAACATCGGTTATTTTGTTTATAGCGTCTCTTTCTTTTTTAATATCATCAAGCTGTTCTATAAAAGGTTTATTTGCTTCTTTTATAGACTTTGATGTTTTTAAAGCTTCAACTGCAGTTACTCCAAAAGCCGACTTCATCATAGTATTAATATACTGTTTTTGACTTGAGCTCATATTTTTAAACTGTTCTTCTGAATGCACACCAAAACGTCTCAGCATATCATCCACACCACCAGCCAACTCTGTCATTCCTTCTTTAGAATTTGCAAGAGTTCCATCTTGCATTTGTTGTAGTAATTTTGCATTTCCTCCAACAGCTTGTGCTATGAAAGATTGCATCTCTCTATTAGCATTGTTGAATCCATACATTCCTTGACTTAATGTATCAAATAAACCTTCGGCAAATTCTCCAACTCCAAATTTCTCAGCAGAAGCTAAAGCTCCTACAATATTAGCTGCACCTTTGGCTGTGATCGTTCCAAAGTTTCTCATATTTTTCATTATTCTTTCACTTGATCTTATAGCTCTTGCCAAGTTTTCTCCAGTAACTCCTGTGCTTCTTGCAACATCTAAGATTCCTCTACCAAACTCTCCCATTTGAGAGTTACTCATATCCATTTGTAAGGACATATTAGAAAAAGTATCTTCAAGAGTTCCTGCTTCTACTCCTATCAATTTTTCAGTATTTAATTGATTTTTTACTATTCCCAAAGCTACTTTTTGCTCCTTTGTTCCTTTCTTTAACGCCTTAAGATATGCTGCTGTCGTGGTTGATCTATCAAAACCTGTTATTGCAACTGTATCTCCTATGTCTTCAAAGCTTCTTTGTAGACTTCTTGATTCTTTTGTGGCTCCTGCTATTTCGAAAGCTATTTGTCTTACATCTATAGTAAAATCTCTTTCCTTATCAATTAAACCATCAAATATAACTTTATTCGAGCTAAATCCCATAAGGCTTTGTTGCAACGTTTCTATATCATCTCCAAACTTCGACAGTCTACCCATCATCAACTCCAGCGGTGTTAGTTCGTCTATGGCTCTTTTTTTGCCTTTAATTGTTATCGAATCTGGACCTTCAGGAGTTTTTTTTGCGTCCTCATGTTCCTTCAAAGCCTCTTCTAGGGATGTTATTTCTCCCTCTTTATCAAATTTTATATTGCCTAATATTGCTGTCTGTTTTTGCATTTGCAAATACATTAATTTTTGCATTTTTTCTAAATAAATATCATGTGTGTATATGCTGCCCTTTTTTAATCCTTTTTCTGCTAATTTTTTCATCATCTTATCTGCATTAAAACCCATCTTATCATCTTTTGTTTCTTTTACTTGCCCTTTATTTCCCATAAAGTCCTTGACAGACTTAACAAGATTTTCCACAGACTTTATGGCATCTGAAAACTTAGGAATATATGACTTTAAATCTGAAAGCAACTTATCACTATCTTGAGACGCAGTTGTATTAAAAGGCTTGGCTGTGCCTACATTTCCCTTGGCTAAACTCTCAACGAGCCCTTTAAGGTCTGCCCCACTCATTCCTGAATCTATATTTCTGCCAATGTTATCAATCATGTGTATTTAAATTAGAATATTTAATTATATATATCTAAAAATTTTTCTTTTTGACAAAAAGTTTCTTTCTGGTACGCTGTAGGAGTGGAGGAAAGTATGCAAAAACCCGAATATCCCAGTTTTCATAAAAAAAATGTCTCAAAACGCCCTGTTTTGGCGACAGACGATTCGAGCGAATCTTTAGTTTTAAGGAACCCTCTTATCAAAGATCTTTTAGAGTCAAAAAAAGAAGATTATGTTGAATTTGAATCTTCCAAGATAGACAAACAAGATTTTGATTACCCCAATTTCAATCTTTCCATTGAGAACGATGATTCGTATTATGAAGAACTATACCCAGCAGTAGAGTTCTATAATCATAGAAAATACGACATAGCGCTAGAACAATTTGAAAAAAGACCCTCGGATCCCGCAAGGGCGATGAAAAATATTATTTGTACATTTCATGGTCCAATTGGATGGTTGTTAATGTACAATACTAAGAACAAAAAAGATAAGTATGTCAATTTTTGCATAGCGTGTTGTAAGTATCGTTTAGGCGAGTATTCTCAAGCCTTAGATATTATTAAAGATAACTCTAGGGAAGATGCGGTCTATCTTAAGGCTTGGTGCTGCTACAAGTTGAACCAGCATAGTGAAGCAAAGAAGTTTTTTAAGGAAGTTTTCAAAGCTAACCCAGAATATATGTTTAAATATAAGTTTCCATATAGCGAAAGGGATGTTCTTTGACTTTTCAAGATAGCTTTTTAGTTTCAGGATATGAATTTTTTAATTTAAGTAAACAAAGTTTTTGTCCAAGGTATCAGAAAAAAAACGAAATTATCGAAGAAAACGATTTAATTTTTTCCAATCTTGACAACCTCGGAGAATTTTTGGATAATCCTCCAAAAGTAAAAGTTCGGTTAATCACACACAATTCAGACTCAAAATTCACATTAGATCATCTAAACAAAGTAAAAAACTTTGTGAATAAAGTTTATCCAATTAACTGTATTCTAAGTGAAAAAGAATATCCATTAATTAAAAAGATTCCTCTTGGTTTTGTTGACAATCCATACAAGCCACATAAATTTTTCCAAGAAATAAAAGAAGAAAAGAATCAAAAGAATATCTTTGTATATCAAAACTTTTCTATAAATACAAATGTTTCTGAAAGAACAAAATGCTCAGAATTTTTTGAAAATAAAAAATGGGTTCTAAAAGAACAGAATTTATCTCCTGTAGAGTTCTATAGACAGCTTTCAAAGTCTCAATATTCTTTATCCCCACAAGGAACAGGCATAGATTGTCACAGAATATATGAAAGCATTTTTCTTGATTGTGTGCCAATTTTAAAAACTAGTCCTTTGAACGATCTTTATGAAAAACTACCAGCATTAATTGTTGAAGATTGGAACGAACTTACAGAAGATTTCTTAAAAGAAAAATATGAAATTTTATTTAGTTCTTTGAAACAATGGAAAGAAATTAACAAAAATTGGTACAAGGCTGAGTTTTGGTTGTGAGAAAACCTTTAGATAGTTTTATTGACGACGATCAGCTTGAACTCATCAATCTTCTAGATAAACTTTGTATTAAATATTTAATTGAAAAAAATACCATAGAATTTGAGTTCATAAAAGTTGAATTTATAAATAAAAAAGCTTCAAATATTATTTTTATTAATCCTGGATGTCCTGGCTCACCACCAAAAATTGATGATGAAAAAATGAAACAGGTTTGCTGTCTGCTTAGAAAATTTTATGATAACATCAGGAGGTTTGTTTGAACAAAAATAAACAACTTCTAGATAGTTTTCTTGACGAAAAAACTGAATTCCTTAGGTTGTTAAAACAACATAATTTAGAGTTTAATGAATATGAATCTGTTGATTACCCCGGCAAGCTGGTATTTTACAAGGTGGCGATCAGCGGACTCGCAAGCCTCAATGCTTCATCGAAGTCTGTAGTTGTTGAATTCGACAAATCAAAAAAACTTATTAATTTTTATTGTCCTTTCAACTCTAGTCTTCTCCATTCCCAGATCGACCTTGAGTGGCTACCCTCTGATATTTCTAGTTGGTTGTATGACACATATCTTGGATATTAATTTCATTTGACAATTTGATTTGTCATTTTTGACAACTGCTCATTGACAGTTTGTCGTATAGCTTCAACTTCATTGGGTGATATTGCTCTTACAGTTCCCAATAAGTTTAGTATAAAGTCACAGTCTAAGACTTTTAATCTTCTTATACCGTTTCTTTTATATTGTCTAAATGACGATACAAGAAACTTATCTCCCTTTATTGTTCCGTAGCCAAAGGCAGTATTGTTGCAGTTGGCTTGAAGCAATTTTCTTATATAAGGGAAGGTTAAATAGTGAATGTTTAACCCCCTAATATAAATGGGGTTAACATCTGTCACTATAACATTTGGGAATGGATCATGTCCAGCTTTATGAAAAATATAATTAAAAGAAACTAAAGTTCCTTTTTTAACATTTTGTAAAAATAAATCCTCTTTTTGAGGAATGTTTTTAAACATTAGGCTAAGATCCATAGTAATATCTATTAACAAACTTTATAAAAAGTTAAGTCATGATTGGAACTTGAAAACAATTCCATCTACCAATAAATCTCTGTCTAATTCTTTGTTATGAACCATGTATTTTTCATTTTCTGTAGAATAAGAAATTTCTCTAGCTTTACAGAAATTTTGAATATATATAATCATATTTTTTCTATTTATTTGATTTTGAGTATGAATCATTATTTCTTCTGGCATATTCATTCCTTCAAGAACTTTATCTAAAAGTTTTTTTAGAATATGATACCCATCATGTCCAGGATGAGTGTCTGCAATATCATTGTCAAAGTTTACTCTGCTAATATTTGAATTTTCTGAAAGACTATTTACCCAATTTAATGCTTCGCTATAGTTTTTTAGCCAAACTGCATTACTGCCAGGCTTAGGAGGTCTTTCGTCATCTATATGAATGTAAACTTTTTTGTCAACATATTCTTTAAATGATAACATTTTACTTTTCTATTATTTCTAAAACAGAATGCTTGACAGCATCATAATTCATGAAGTATGCTATTGCAACATACCCAGGCTGACCCAATTTACAAGCAGCTTGCATACGGTGATTTCCATCATATAAACTTACTCCTTCTGGAACCACCATAGCTAAAGGTAGCCCAGGATCAAAATCTTTTTCACTAAATTCTTTTTCAAAAAAACTAGGATCAGGATCAGTTACCATCAAAGTTCTAGTTTTCATAAATTCACAAGCATCGACTTTTGCTAATATTATATCTGATTTATCTTTTATAAAGCTTTTAGCTGCCCACTCTTCGTTAGCCCATCCTTCTTTTTTTTGCTGTAATTCATGATAATGTTCATACTGACCCGGAACACTCTTCATCATTTTCAAAGCATCCCTCCAGTCTATTCTTAAAAACTGCGAGTTTGTTTTAACACTTTCTTTCCATTTTTTATAAGTATCTTTAGATTTATTTTCTATCACCCAAGCTTCTCTGAGTAATTCTTGAAATTTATAGAAATTCATAATATTCTTTCAAAATTTGTTATAAACACTGGCACTATAGTCTGTACCACTATTTCTCATCATCAATTTATTATCACCTTTGTCAGAATTACTCTGAGCATCGGCACTCATTTTAAAGAATTTTTTGATTTCTTCTACAAAATATTTCATAACTTCTTTTCCTGAATTCTCTGCTTCTGCATCTTTTTTTGACATAAATGTGTTAAAAACATTTTCAAAATCTAACAAATAAGATTTACCATAAGGGTGGGTGTCTGATCTGTTTTGTATTCTGAATGCCATATTAGAACCTATGGCATATATCCTAATTCCTTCAAATTCGCAACTAGGATCTGTTGAATAAACAAACAAATGAGGATCATCAGTGCTTTTAACATTAAGCTTGTTCTTAATTTTTGCATGATTAAGCATTTTATGAATAATTTTTAATTTTCTTTTGCTGCTTAATAATTTTCTGTTTATATAATCAAAAAATCTATGTGTCATAATGTTATATATTCTTTTTTCAGCAACTTCTCATTAAAATTTCACTGGCACTTGGCACACATCGTTGAATGACAAGAAGATCTGATGGATTTCCATTATAGGGAGTTTCTTTTATAACAATCCCTGGAAAACTGCCAGAAGCTTCTTTTAAAGTTTTCATCTGTGATGTTAAAAATAACAATCCATCAATTCTTTCTAAAAAGTCGCTTTCTCCTTTTTTAGGAAATCCGTTTTCATCTACTTCTCCTGTTTCATAAAGATATTTTACCTTAAGATCTACGAAAGGTATTAGGTTTCCATCATCATCAATCATAGCTTCGCTGTTATCTGATTGCATGACTCTTACGCTTAATTTTCCTTCAGAATAAGCATTCATCAAGCAACTTCCTAAGTCCATTCCTACTGAATATACTGTTCCATCACTTCCTACTACGTTTATTAAAAACGCTCTTTGTTTAAAGTGATCAGCAATACTTTCCATCACTATTCTTCTTCTCAATACGTCTTTTTCTTCTGGACTTCCTTCTTCAAGTCTTTTAAGCTCTGGCTCTTCTAAAAACTTTTCTGGATCATCTTCTCTTAAAGCCCACTTTCCAAGATCTATTCTTCCCCATCTTTCATTAAATCTTGTGCTTATTTTTATTGAATATTGTCTTTCATTGTATATTAAATCTTCGTTATTAGATCCACTTCCCACCTGGACAGCTCCTAACAATGAAGCAATATATTTTCTGTGAAGATCACCTTTCATTCCAAGAGTCCCTTTTAGTTTAATAAAAACACTGCTTAATTCGCTCATTGACTGAAGAACTGTGAATAAGTGTTTTGCCAAACTAACAGAAGGATTGTTCTGATCTAACTCTGATCTTATGAGTTTTCTTATTTCTTTACTTGCTTTTTCTATGTTTGAGTGTTGTCTTAGAAATAAGATTTGTAGATTATCTTCAACGAACTTTCTAGGATAAGAGTCAAGCTCCATATCTCTTATTTGGTGAATTCCATCCATTAAAAGCCCAACATCACCTTTAACACTATTTTTAAAGTATTCTAATTTCCAAGTCTCAAAGTTGCTTTCACTTTTGTTTTCCTCATCAGGCATATCAGGAGCAACAGGGTCTTGTGGTTCTCCTTGAGAATTTGGAGCATCTACATTTTGAGGCTGAGGCTGATCACTTTCTGGTTGCTCTGGCTGCATTTGGCTTTGAGTGTTTTGAGCCTGAATATCTTGAGCCATTTGAGGGTTCGCACTAGGATCTCCAGCAGGAACCTGCATCCCAGGAATAGCTGCACTTGATTGTCCCGCTGCAGTTTCTCCAGGATTTGTAAGATCTTCATTTAGCCAATCGTAAAGTGTATTAAATTTCATTAATATTTTCCTCTTTTTTCTTATTTAGTGCTTCGAGAAACTGTCTTTTATTATTTCCCGAGTTTATATTTATTGTGTTGTTTTGGTTTGCTGCTAAGTATCTAGGGAAAGTGTCTTTATCTTTTAATTTGATTCTTGTCATTAAATCTGCGATTTTTGCCATTTTGTCAGAAGTATCATGTTTAAGTTTAAGTAGGTTTACAAGAGCTTCTTTGCTTGCACTGGTGGAGTCACCTTCATTTATGACTAAATCAGCAAAGTTGTTTATAAAGTCATCTACTTGTTTTCTATCTTTTCTAATATTATCTAACACTTCGTTGTAAACATCCACCAATTGTTCATCGCTAACTATGGTGTTTTCGTTTTCATTTTGATTTTGATTTGCTATTGTGTTTGGAACACTCATTGAGGACACAAGCTCCCCAGCCATTTTTATTTCTTTTATATCTTCTTCTTCCAATATTATCTTTTCTTCATAATTATTATTGTTCATACAATTAATATATAGTATATGAAAAATTTAATATTTTTAACATCTCACAGGCAATTAGATGAAATTTATCTTTATGGTGAGTTTTTAAAAAAATCAAATTGTTTAAAAGAATTTGATTTTCTATTGCACGTCAATAAACCAAGCCTAGATATAACAGATTCTTATGACAATATTCCAAATAAAAATAAAAACTTTATAATAACATCTAAAAATTGTGGATATTCTACGGGGTTACATGAAGCAATTTCAGATAATTTTGAAATAATAAAAAATTATGACAACGTTATTCACTCTCATCCTGATATTTTTCCAATAAATGAACAAAAAATTTTGGATATAATTCATCAAAATCAAGATTATTCTTTTATTGTAAATTATTCTGTTGCTCATGAAAAAGAATGGATGAGCACAGATCTTTTTATTTTCAAGCCTAAACTTTTTAAAGAAAATCCTTTTAAAGATTATATGAACAACCTAAACAATATGGCAGAAAGATCATTATACAATATTGGTAAGAATTTTTCTCATATTTACGTAAAAAGATTTGATAATGATCACTACGACCCAAGAAGAGTTTGCATGTGGGGTTGCTTGCATGAACACAACCTGAATATTGTGAGGGGTTATTTATAAGTTTTTGCATATTATAAGGAGTTTATATGGACATTGAAAAAGTTATACATGCTTCAAACGATGAGCCTTTCTATTTAGATTTTTGGGAAGTTGTATCAAAAGTTTGGAGGCAAAAATTTGGAGTAACTCCTATACTTTTATATTTTGGAAATTCGAAAATTAATGAACAATACGGATCTGTAATAAAGATGAAGGTTGTTGAGGATTTGCCAGTTAGTTTATGTTGTCAGCTTTCAAGATACTGGTATCCTGTTGTTGAGAAAGACGCTGTTTTTATGACATCCGATATCGATATGATTCCAATATCCACTTGGTATTTTAAAGATCAAATAAAAGATATATCCGATGATAAATTTGTTAATTTAAATCCTTATAAAAAAGAAGAAGACAAAGAAGATTTTTATCCTTGTTGCTACAATGTAGCAAAAGGAAGTACTTTTAAAGAAATATTAGATTTGCAAAATAATTGGGAAAATTTTGTAAATAACAATGTTAACCACTGGACGAATATAGTAGCAAACCACCAGCCACAAGGCTTAAATAAATCTTTTACAAATTGGACTGCAGATGAAGTTTGGTCAACAAAAAAAATAAGAAGTTTTGATCAAAACAGAATTATAAAAATGCCAAGAAAACAAGGAACTGATTATATGAGAATAAATAGAAGTTGCTGGAGTTGGAGTGAAGACTTAATTAACGATTATTATGATTGTCATTGTTTAAGACCTTATTCTTCTCATAAAAAAGAAATAGACAGATTGGTAGAAGTAATTTTGAGGTGAAATTAATCTGCATAGCATACAGATGCTCACTTCCAAGAAAGAATAAGCATAATGAAACTACTTATAACAATATTGTCTTGTTCTCAACCCCCTTACACATACATCATTGAAAACGGTATTAAAAAAACATGGAACAGCACACATCATCCAGACATAGAAACATATCATTATTTTGGGGGATCAGTCAATCAATCCCACGACAAGGATAATATTTATCTTAGATGTCCTGAAGACTATTATTCGCTTGGAATCAGAACATTAGAATGTTTTGATTACTGTTTAAGAAATTTTGAGTTTGACTTTTTATTGAGAACAAACATATCTAGCTATATTCATAAATATAATTTGATGCTATGGTTAGCCAATAAACCTAGAGAGAATTTTTACTCTGGAGTAGTTGGTGAATATGGACACGGAGCCTCAAGTATTAAATTTGCTTCTGGAGCAGGAATATTTATGTCCAGGGATATTGTGGAAAAAATTGTAAAACAGGCAGACCTTATAGACACTTCTTTAATTGACGACGTAGCTATTGGAAAATTATTATCAGACACCAAGATAACCCCAGCTGTGAGAATAGATTTGCATTGCGAACATCAAAATCTGAATTTTGACCTGTCTAGTTTTCATTTCAGATGCAAGTGCGAACAAGACAGGACAACAGATAGTTTAGTAATGCAGGCTATCCACAATAAATTCTATCCAGATGGAAAATAAGCAAACTATTCGGAAATAAATATGAACTACATACAAATAAATAAACTATCAGTGTTACATGATGCTCAAAATATTTTCTTTTGTAAAACAGATTACTTATTAGAAGATTTTAATATTATATCTAAATTAGATAATGAAGTGGTACTAATTAGTGGTAATTCTGATTTTAATATTACTGATGAAATAGTTAGTAAAATGCCCAATAATATAAAAGCTTGGTATGCCCAAAATGCTTTAGCGAATAATTCCAAAGTACACCCATTACCAATAGGTTTAGAAAATAAAGAAGCTTCAGCCAGAATGAATCACGGAATTGGTTGGGGCGATAGAGTAATACAAAAAGAAAAAGCTATCGAAACTATTCAGGATTCAAAACCAACAAAATTTATCTATGCTAATTTTAATATTGATACTAATCTATCTCATAGAACTCCTATTAAAAACTTAGTCCAAAATCAAAAACACATAACATGGAAAAATCCTAATCTCAATTTAATAGATTTTTATGAAGACATCTTCGATCATGAAATGATTCTGTGTCCTGCTGGTAATGGTTTAGACACCCACAGATTATGGGAAGTTTTGTACTGCTGCAGAATACCAATAACAATAAAAACTGGCAATTACAAAATATATGAACTATACAAAAATTTACCAATAATAATTTTAGAAAATATGGAACAATTATTAGATGAACAATATATTCTTGATCGATACAGACTGATTAAAAATACAAATTATGACAAAAAAATACTAAATATTAATTATTGGAAAGAAGTTATAAATAATGCTAAAAATAAATAAAGAAGATATTATATTAAAAATCAACCAGTCAATAAAAAATGCTTCTAATAATATATCATTATTAAATGAAGAAATACTTAATCTACAAGGATTTTCAGGAAAACAAACAAGACATCTATACAATAATATTTGTGGGATAGGGGAAAATTTAACTTACCTAGAAGTTGGCACCTACAGAGGATCAACTCTAATAAGTTCATTATTTAAAAATTCCATAAAAGGTATTGCTATAGATGATTGGTCTCAATTTGATGGATCATATGAATATCTGAAAGATATTTTGATCAGATATAATTTAATGGATGTTACTTTGATACAAAAAGACTGCTTCTCTATTACAGACAAAGAGATACCAAATAACTCAATAGATATTTATCTATATGATGGAGAACATTCTTATGATAGCCAATTCAAAGCCATAACTTGTTTTTTTGATTTTTTATCTCCATTATCTATCATAATGGTAGATGATTATTGTTGGGACAATGTAAATAGGGGGACTATGGATGGATTTAAAGCAATATCTTCTAAATTGAATATAGTAGATAGGTGGTCTTTGGAATCAGATCAATCAAGGGGAGGAGACGCTACATTTTGGAATGGTTGCGGAATTTTCCTGTGTGAAAAAATATAAGGATATACTAATGGAAAGAATATTATATACTGGTGGAACATTTGACCTATTTCATTTTGGGCATGTAAATTTCTTAAAACAGTGTAAAAGAATCTGCGATACTGTAATTGTTGGATTAAATACTGATGAATTTATTTCGCAATACAAATCATCGCCCGTACTAACATATAGAGAGCGAGAAAGATCACTACTAGAATGTCATTATGTGTCCAAAGTAGTACCAAATCTTTCTGGCTTCGATAGCAAACCAACAATATCATCAGTAAAGCCAAATATAATAGCTATTGGTGATGATTGGGCTCATAAGGACTATTATAAGCAAATGAGTTTTACTCAAGAATGGCTAGATCACCAAAATATTGTATTGATATATATACCATATACAAAAGACATAAGCACATCTGAGATCAAAAAGAGAATATTATCTTGAACAAAAATGAATTAATTATATTTGATTTTGATTTTACAATAGCAAAAACAGCAGAGAAAATATGGGTTTGGTCCCCAAGAGGCACCAGACAACATGAAAATAAATTATATATCCCAGTACATCCAACAGAATATCAAAACTTTATTCTTTCTGATGATGAGCATATCGATGATTCAAGTTTTAAGGAATTTTATGATCTAGATATTGATAAAGCAAAGCCCATTATTCCTATTATTGAATATGTTGACTATCATACAAAAAAACCCAACTCCGATGTTGTGGTTTTAACAGCTAGACCCCCAGATGTTAAAGAAAAAGTTTTTCAAATATTAACTGGTCATAAAATAGATGTTGAAAAAATTAATTTTATAGGATTAAGAAATACAGATAACTTCAAAAAAATAGAAAAAATTTTTGAATTATTAGAAGAAAATAAAGAACTAAATAAAATTAAAATATACGAAGATAACATAAATATACTTAAACTAGCAAAACAACATATTAAGCAAATAGAACTGAATTTGATACTTGTTCAAAGTGAACATCGAGATGTGAGTCTTAAATTTTATGAATAACATATGCTTTGTAATCTGCTGCAAAAATACTCCACAACACCAATATATAATAAAGTGTGTAGATAGTATTAAAAGCCACTACCCTAGATCATCAATAGTAATTGTAGATTCAAATTCAGAAGACAAGTCCTACTTTGATGTTCTTGCTAAATATTCATCAATATTCATAGAAGATATAAAAAATACTCAATATGAATATGGAGCTATAGTGCAGGCTTATAACAAATATGAATTGTTCTATGATGTTTTTGTTTTTTTACAAGACTCTATGGAGCTTTTAGCACCAATAAAAGAACTTGATACAATTAAGGATGGTGAGGCATTTGTTTTGACTTCAAATCTTTCTGGATGGTCTAGTGATCTGGTGGCATATGACAGATTCTATGACCTTCATCCAGATTTTGATAAAATAGACATATTAGATAAATATCCAATAACAATTTGGAATTCTTTCATAATTAATAGTAATACTCTTAATCTACTGATCGATAATCATCATTTTAGAAAAATACAGCAACCTAATTGTAAAATTGACTCTAGGGCTATGGAAAGAGCATGGACAATTCTGTTTGTTCTTAATAACATCAAACTCAACGTTATATCAAAATCCGAATGTATTGATAAAATTTCTGGCAGCAGGAATTAGTGTTAATTATTTTTTTATTAATTATCAAACCAATATTCTTGCTCTCCATAATTGTGTAAGTACTGATGTATGCCCTCAATATATCCTCTAAATAAAACTATCCATATTCCTATGTTTCCACTGTTTAATATGACTTTAGATGACTTGCTGATTAAAAAAATTATTGCAAGGAATAAAATAGCTTGATTTTTTTTCTCACCATCGGGCACTTTTATTCCAAGTTCTTCTGCCACCTGTTTGTCAAACTTCATAATTTCTTCAAAAATTATACAATCTTCATAACTTTCTTTGATAAAATCACAAAAATCTTGGTCTGCACTTTGAACAACTAATTTATGATCTCTATTTTCTTCTTTTACTTCTTTTATTTTTTTAAGCATCTCATCATAATTGGGTATAATTGTTTCTCTTGACTTATCGTGCGTTCTGTAGAAAACAGATATTGTTTTGTTTAAATCTAAGTTGTATTTTTTTATTAGTTCTTTTTCACAATTTTCTACTAAAATAGATGGAGAGAAAAACTTTTTGACAAAGCCTCCAACCCCATAAATGTCTATTGTTCTATAAGAATAGAACTGTTTGTCATAATGCTCTACTTCTTTTAATTCTTGATTAATTTTAGATGGATCAGAAAAAAAATATTCATTGACATCATTGTCATTCAAATCTTTATATTTATTCCACAAAAATGATGAATCTATAATTTCAGGTAATTTTTTATTTTCATTAAAATAATGAATTATTCTAATGAGTTTGACGCTGCAGCAGCTAAAAAATCCAGCATCATGGTTGAATGATAAAACACTCATAAACCTCCTTGTTTATATTTTATATACTTATATATTAAATTAAATATTTTTTATTAAAAATTATTTAATTCTAGATACAGTGGACAAAGCAGAAGCAAAAACTTGGTGCATGTCATAATAAGCATAATCCGCTAATCTTCCACCAAGTATATATTTGTCTTTATCTATTCTCTGCTTGTACAAAGCCGACAGCTGGTTGTTTTTTTCATCATTAATTGGATAGTATTTTTCTTTTCCCCTGCTCCATTCTCTTGGATATTCTTTTGTTATTATGGTAAAATTTTGTTTTCCAAATTCAAAATGCTTATGTTCACATATTCTTGTAAACGGTATTTCTTGATTACTATAATTAATAAGTGCACAGCCTTGAAAATCTTTTATAGGCAATCTTTCTTTTTCAAATTTTAAACTTCTCCACTCAAGTTCACCAAGATCATAGTCGAAAAACTCATCTAGCCCGCCTGTGTATATGATTTTTTTTCCAATCGAATCAATAGACGCCCTATCATTCAAATAATCTGTTGATAATTTAACCTCTATTCCATCTAATAATCTCTCAAATATTGATGTGTATCCGCCTATTGGAACTCCACTGTATTTGTCTTCAAAGTAATTGTCATTAAAATTAAATCTTATTGGTATTCTTTTTAGTATTTTTGCTGGCAATTCACTTGGTTCTTTGTTCCATTGTTTTTTACTATATCCATATACAAACATCCTGTATAGCTCTTCTCCAATTTGAGAAACCGCCCACTCTTCCATATTTTTTGGGTTCTCTATCTTAATCTGAACAGACTTTATTTTTTCTTCTGCTTCTTGAGGTGTTTTTACATTCCAAATCTGATTTAATGTCATTAAATTTATCGGAAAAGAATATATTTTTTTTTCATACATTGCCTTTATCGAATGTTTGTAATTATTAAATTTACATAAACTGTTAACATAACGCCAGATATAATCACTATTTGTATGAAATATGTGAGGTCCATACTCATGAACATTAATTCCATCGATGTTCTCTGTGTAGCAATTTCCTCCTATGTGTTTGCGTTTCTCTATAACCAAACACCTTTTGCCCGAATTTGTTAATTCTCTTGCACATGTTGCTCCAAAAACGCCTGATCCTACTATCACATAGTCATACATATTTTTATATACAAATTTAAATTTAATTTTGCCACCTTTATTATTAGAGTTTGAAAAATATATAAAGTATGGATCGAATTCTAAAAGAAAAAATAACATCTATAGAGAATAGCATTAAAAGTCTTGAAAAAGAAGTTACTTTAAAAGATGCAAAAATAAGCGTGATAGACGGTAAGATTAAAGATTTAAAAGAATCTATAAACTCCATCTTCGATAAAGTTCAAAAATTCGAGATAAAAATGGAAGCCATGCATATCAGAACCACAGACTCAGAAAATAAGTGGTCTAATATAACTGATTTTGTTGTAAAAATATTTTGGGTTGTTATTGTGTCTTATTTGCTGTATAAATTAGGAATACAGGCACCACCAATATGAACTTTGCTCAATATCCTCGTTCTAATATCATAATTTTTAACAAAGCTTAATATATAATTAAAAGGAAAAATTATGGCTGGAAAATTTAGCGATTATATAAATTATCGAGAAAACAAGGCTCCTGTAGTATCAAAAGTGAAATTATCTAAAACTCCTGGAGAAGAGGAGTTTCAGCCGTTTGTCATAGACAAAGATAATCACGCAAACTTGAGAAGTATTATTAAAGCTTTTGAAAACAGCCCTCAAGTTGGAGTTGGATACACAACTTTTGATAAAAGCAAGGGTGAGGTAGAGCCAAAGCTAAAAAAGAAAACAGTTTACCTGGCTGGCGGATCTGTTAGAGATCACTTAAAAGGCAAGACACCAAAAGACTACCATCTTTCTTCTGATGCCACTATGAGCGAAATAAGAATGATATTATTAAATGCTGGTTTTGAAGAAAATGAAGAATCGAGCTCAAATAAATACTTTTATGTAAGCAAAGAAGGAAAAAACGGCTCAGAAGTAGAGTATACTGTTGTTGTCAATGATGAGTCTTTTTATCTTAACTCCTTGTCTAAATCCCTCAAGAACAGAAACACACCAGATGAATTTTCTGTTGGTAATTTAGAGGATGATGCCGCCACAAGAGATTTTACAATTAATGCAATGTATATTCCTTTAAAAAATTCTGAAGGAGACAACACAGAGCTTATTGACATATATGGTGGTGCTCATCATCTTAAAAATGGACACGTTGTTTCTATAGGTAGTTTTTCTAAGAACGTAAAAGAAGATCCTCTTCTCGCCCACAGATATATAAGAATGCAGTCAAGATACGGTACTGGGGAACCACCGGAAACATTCAATAAAGCAGCCAGAGGAATTACTAATCTAGACCCAGACTATAGAAAAGAATACCTACAGGGACTAGAGTGCCCAGATATTGATAAATCTAAATATTTAAGAATGTACTCTAATTCAGGACTTTTGAATACGATATATCCAATAGATAACTTGTCAGTAGATGATATACCCGAAAAAGCTCTGGGGGATAGATTCTTAACAAGTGCTTGGATGCTAAAAGATTCAGACTCTGATAGAACAAAAGAAGCATTGATGAGTGCTGGATGGGATCGTCAAGAGGTTAACGATATATTATTCTTAATAAAGAGCTATCAATCTCTTAAGAATAGATATGAACCGAGTGGAGGGGGCGGTTTCCAAGACTCTATGTGCGGCTTACCATCTTACAAGATAGCAAAATGGAAAAGTCTATTTTAATTCAAGCTATTGGATCCCCATTCAATACAGAGCATAGTTCTTGTGGAACAAGAACCCCAGAAACTTTTTCATGGACGAGAACAGAACAGCCTATAAAAGTTAGGATAGATCACGCACTAAACGATGGGCTTTCTGATACCAATAAGCAGGGAAAATATGGATGGACCTGCGAATCTAAAGCTATAATAGGTGGAGTTTTTAATGGCTTGAGAAGTAACTTAGATCGATA